AAGACAAATTCTGCACTCTGGTATTCAGGATAAAAGATGGCAAATTTGATAGTTTTGAGAAAAATTTTACAATCAGGTTAGGAGATTTAGGTATAGAAATTATAGATTAAATCCACTTAACAAAAACGGGAAAGATTAAGGGATTGTTAGACTCAAAAGAGTTTGGCAATCCTTTTTTATTTGAAATGATAAATCCAAAAATAAAGGGAAATATTGCAGAGCGAAAGGCAAAGAATAAGTTTTTGAATTGTAATTTAAAGTCTTTCAGAGTACCTCTATCTGGAGCTGATCCATTTTTTAAGGGTGACGTAATACTTGGTTTTGGTCCTTACACATTTAACTTTGAATCAAAGCATTATAAAAAAATATCAATGATATCAATTTATAATCTTCATAAACGTAAAATTCCAGGCTCACAAATACCAGGACTTATATTTAAGGCTAATTATTCAGATACACTTGTGGCAATTACGATAGATGATTTTTGCAGGCTCGCTGAAGATGTGCAGGAATATTATCAATTAAAAGAGAAATTAAAGAGACTTTGAAATGTTAGAAATAAATAAAGTTTATTGTGGAGATTGTTTAGATTTAATGCCCTTAATTGATGATAAGTCCATAGATATGATTTTATGCGATTTACCCTATGGGATAACAGCTTGTAAATGGGATAAAATAATTCCCTTAGATAAATTATGGGAACAATATAAAAGAATAATAAAAGATAATGGGGCAATAGTTTTAACAGCAAGAGAACCGTTTACTTCTAAAATTATAATAAGCAATATAAGAAATTATAGACATAAATGGGTTTGGAATAAAAAACAATCAGGAAGTTTTTTTAACGCTAAGATAATGCCTCTCCAAATAGATGAAGATGTGATTGTTTTTGGATTAAATAAAGTTAATTATTATCCAATAATTAGAAAGGGTAAATTTCGTAAAAAGGGTGGAAGTAAAAAAATAATAGAAACAGCAAACATATGTAATTTATATTTTAATTATTCCGATAATTATTATCCAGTTAATATAATTGAGATAGCAAATTGTATTAATAAGAAATCAAATAAACATCCTACTCAAAAACCAGTAGAACTTTTTTCTTATCTAATTAAGACTTATACCAATGAAAATGAATTAGTATTGGATAATTGTATTGGTTCGGGTACAACTGCCATAGCCTGTTTAAAAACTAATCGTAATTTTATAGGTATAGAAATAGAACCAAAATATATAGAAATAGCAAATAAAAGAATAGAAGAATTTAAACAGCAATTAAGTTTGATATGAAATACAAAAACAAAATCCAAGTAAAACATGAATATCCGATAACTGAACTTTTAGACCAGCACAGCCTTGATGTAATAAATGAGCTTATGGGGACTCATTACACTAAGATGGTTATATTTGGCAAAGTTAGGGTTAAAAGAAAGGGTTATAAGTTTTCCTTTATAGATAAATTGATGAGAAGAAGGCCTGGGCTTGATAAAGAGGATTAACAATGGAAAGGAGGATAGTTTGATAAATTCAGTTGTGAAAAGTTATCATAATGCTTGTTTAGTTGTGCAGAATCCTTCAAGGTTTGGTTATGTTGCGGTTTTATGCAAGTTAAAACCACAAGCACGGGAGCTTATAAAAGCAAAGTTACTTGATAAAAAGATTAGAGGAGAGGTTTATTTAAGGAAGGCAAGGAAAATATTTGATGAGATATCAGGGTATTATTGGGATATACCTGATGGGTTGGATTGAGGAGGTGAGATTAAAATGAATAAGTATAGATGTGAGATTTGTGGCAAAGCAGCTAAATACAAACAGTTTTGTCCAGATTATTCAAAACCTTTTTTATTTTGTTCAATTATACATTATAGAAAATACAGAATTAATAATTTGTATCGTTCATTGCCATTGCAGGATATAAAAACAGAAGAGTTTGTTGAAAAATTTTCAGATATAGAAAAAATAAAGTTTGTACCAAGAGAAAAGATAGTTAATATGTTAAAAGTATTAAGGAAATTATCATATAGGTATAAATTTATATTTATAGAGAGATTTTTAGAAGATAAGACTCTTGTAGAAATTGGTAATAAAATGAACCTTACAAAGGAAAGAATAAGACAAATGGAACATTGGATTATTAATAAAATTTACATTGGAATTAATAGTGAATGAAGATTGCCTCTTGACAAATTAGTTAGAAATGTGCTAAAAATTGTCATAATTGCTATAGTATGCACTAAGACCTTTTAGGAAGTCTTTTTTTTATGTCTAAAGATAAAATTCAATTTATTGCATCACTTCCTTCTGCAACTGCAATTAAAATTGATGGGCAGGACGGTAATGCAAAGATAATATTTGAAACTGATTCAACACAACTTCCGCAAGTTATTAAGTTGGTTTTGAAAGTGGGACAGAGTTTTAAGGTGATAATTGAAGATGAATAGTGAAGGAAATACGTTAGAAAAACGTAAATATACTGGAAAAGATGGTAAATTCATAAAAGGCAATCCAGGTAAACCTAAAGGTTCTATTGATGAGGTAACAAAGTTTAAGAAAGCTATAGAAAATTTTGAAAAAGATAACAATAAATCTTTTTATGAATACTTGCTTGAAAAATCTAAAAGAAGTCCACAAATATTAATTACGGTTTTTAAAGCACTTGTACCACAAAAAACTGAATCAGAATTAAAGATAGAGAGTAAAGGTCGTCCGTACAAGGATTTTTCTGATGAGGAGTTATTTGCAAAAGTAAATGAAATCTTTAACAGACCAAGAGCATCTTCAAGTAGAGGAGATACTACAAGAGCATGAAATGTATGAGGCCGAAAAATCCCTTTTTTACTTTGCTAAGTACATTTTAGGTTTTGCTGAGTTTGAAGAAGAAGTACATTACGAATGGGAATATTTTTTACAAGGTGCAAAAAGATTAAAACTTGTACTGATACCACGAGACCATTTTAAGACGAGTTTTTTCACAATTTCTTATCCTTTGCAGCGACTTTGTATTAATAAAACCAAAAGATTTTTACTTACGAATGCGGTATTTGATAATGCAAAAACATTTTTATTTGGCATAAAACAGCAAATCGAAAAAAATCCAAAACTTAAATGGTGGGGAATTGAACCAGCGGATATTTGGTCAACAGAGGAAATTTTAATAAAAAGGGAATCTATTCATAAAGAACCTTCAATTTCCATTGCAGGCATTGGTTCACAACTTCCCTCACAACATTATGATTTTATTATCTGGGATGATTTAGTAAACGAGAAAAACATTACAAGTAAAGATCAGGCTGACAAAGTCATTGATTGGTGGAAAGACTCTTTAAGCCTTCTTGAACCTGGAGGATTAGGAATTGTAGTTGGTACACGTTGGAGTTACAGAGATTTATATCAATATATAATTGAAAATTTGTGGCAAGATTTTGACATAATCATTAAAAAGGCTGTAGAAGATGATGGAAATATTTATTTTGAGAAAAGATTTTCAAAGGAAGAAATAGAAAGATTAAAAAGAGTAAAAGGTCCTTATAAATTTTCACTTCAGTATCAGAATGAGCTTACTGACCCTGAGGACGCAATATTTAAAAGGGAATGGATTTTGGAGTATGATGAGCTTCCAACTCCTGTAAGGTATTTTCAGACCATAGACCCAGCGCTTTCAGCTGAACCAGCAGCAGACTACTCGGTTATAATGACCTGTGCTGTTGATGCAAACAATAATCTTTATGTTGTTGATTATTTCAGGGATAAAGTCGAACCAAATATTCTTATAGAAAGAATTTTTGAAAAGGCTGAAACTTACAGGCCAGCCAAGATTGGAATAGAAACTGTTGCATTTCAAAAGACTTTGTTTTTCTGGATGCAGGATAAACAGTTTGAAAAAGGTAAATTCTTGCCTATTGAGGAGCTAAAGACATCAGATAGAATAAAACCTGACAGAATTTTAGCCTTACAACCAAGATTTGCAGCAAAGACAGTTTATATAAGAAAATGGATGTCAGAGTTAAAAGATGAACTTATTTCTTTTAGATATCCTGAATCAAACCAGCTGCATGATGATTTAATAGACGCTCTTGCATATCAGCTTGAGATAATTTATAAACCCACAGTTTCAAAAGAGCATAAAGTTACTTTTATGAGTCCTGAATGGTATGAAATTAAGTTTGGACAGAAGCCACAGGAAGCAAATATTGCTAATCCGCATTTGTATAAATGAAATGACTTTTTTAATAGGACAATTTGAAATAAAAATTTGCGATAGACATAGCCAACCATTTACTTATTGCTCAATTAAACCAAATACAGAAATTAAGTATCAGTGTATTAAATGTGCAATTGAAGAAGCAGTAGAAAAACAAATTAGATGATAAACAACTTTAAATGTCTTAAATGTAAACAAACTTTTGAGAAAGTATCAACCAATAAGTATGAACCATGTCCTTACTGTTATAGCATAACTGAAAAGCAGTTTAGAGCTACGTCAAACTTGTTTGTTCCAGGCTGGTTTCATCAAGTTAGAAGTGACATATTTTCTGATAAGGAATGGGAAGATTTAAGGAAAGACCCGAATACTGAAAGGTACAAATGAACATAATTGATGAAATTAAAAAAGTTAAAACACAAGGTACAATAAAATATATTATTGATGATGATGCTTTAAAAATTGCTGTCTCTTACATGAAGGGTGATATAGAACTTGCTCAAATATGTAAGTATTTAAAGATTTCAAAAGGTAATTTTTATACTTACATAATAAGAGCTTTAAGGTCTGGTATCTATAAAGATTTAATTTCCATAGAACTCAAAAAGGTATAAGTAATTTGTACATAATAGCCGCTCCTACTTATAAGAAATCAAGTAATAACTTTGAAAAAGAAACTGAAAGTGCAATTATTGATTATATTATATACCAAGTAAAAAAGTCATTAGAGATTAAACCTCTAATTAGTCAATGGATAGAAAATAGAAATAAAGAAAAGATAAATGAGTAGTTGCTTAGAAGATATGAAAAATATTTATGAGATTCTTTTAAATGAAGAAGATAAAGCAAGAGGGTTTAAAGAATCTAAAACTAAAATGGTATGTTTAGCTGGTTTTAGACCTGATTGTACTGGTAAAGAATGTCCTTATTTCAAATCATGTAATGATAATGAACCTTATGAATATTGTAGTTGGACTTGGATTTGGTGGTAAATGGAAAAATCTAAAGCATTAAAAACAAGGCTTCAGGCTGCAATAAATGCACAGAAATTAAGAATAAATGAAGCTGAAGATTACATAAATTTCCTTAAAGGAAAACAGTACCCGAAAGTTCCTAAAAAAGATGAAGTAACATTTAATATCTGCCACACAACAGTTCAGGCAATACTTAACTCAATACTTCGTGGTAAGCCTTACATATATGTCGAGCCATTAAGTCCTGAAGCGGTTGGTCTATCTCCAATTGTTGAAAAGGTAGTAAACTGGTGGTGGGAGAAAATAAAAGTAAAATATCAGCTTGAACTTTCAATAATTGACTATGCAGCACTTGGTTTTGGCGTTACTTATTCTGATTGGGACTTTGAGCAGAATGAATATGGAATGATTATAAATGATGAGCCTCTTGTACGTCATATTCCATTCAAGGATTTTTTAATAGATCCAAAGTTTACAGTTGAAGAAATATACCAGTGCGACTACATGATAAGAAAGTTTATAAGACCAACCAAAGAGATTAAAAAAGACAGTCGATACAAGCATACGAAGAATTTAAAAGGTGATGTAAGTCTTTCAAAGGAGATTTACAAAGATGTAAGCGATGATATTGAGCAGACTACACTTTATCAGATATGGATTCCTGATGATGAGGCTTCTTATATCATGGTTGAGGGTTCTGACGATATTTTAAGGGAAGTAGAAAATAAGTTTGGTAGAGAATATCCGTTTACAATTATGCAGAATTATAAAATGCCTAGTGAACAATTTCCCTTTGGCGAGGTTAAGATACTGTATGAGTCACAGAAATTAATAAACAGGCTTTATTCACTTGTAATAACTCATGCAAAAAGGGTAGCAACAAGACAGTTTACTTACAATGACCTTATAAAGATTGAAGAAGTAAGAAAGTTAAGAAATGCTGAAGATGGTGAGATTTTTAAAGTTGAGGGCAATGCAAAACCTACAGATGCAATAGCTCCAATTCCAGATGCTCCGCTATCTTCTGATATCTATAAAGCTATAGAGCTTTTAGGAAGTATGGTAGTCCAGTTAACTTCAATTTCAGAATACAGGCGTTCTATAATGCCAAAAGACCAGAGAAAAGCAACTGAGGCAGTATATATCGAGCAGGGAACAGAAATGTCAACTTCTTCAAAAGCTGAAGATGTTGCAGAGCATTGTGAAAATATAGCAAAGAAAATATTTAAACTGCTTACCCATGAGCAAAATATAAATACAAGACAGATAACTTACAAAGATGAGAAAACAGGGCAGTATGTTACACAAGAATATAATAATGCTTCTTTTCCTGGCGAGTATTCATTCAGGTGGGAATCAGGAGTTGCTGCTCCAATAAATGCTGCTACAAGGCAGCAGAAAATTACATCGTTTTTGTCTGTACTTGGTGCAATTGCGGCATCAAATCCAAATATTTTGCAGAGAATTAACTGGCAGGAACTTTTACAGTCAATAGCTACAGACTTTGAAATAAAAAATATTGAGCAGATTTTGACACCAGAACAACCAGTTCAGAGTGGTCAAGTTTTGACACCAGAACAACCAGTTCAGAGTGGTCAAGAGATTACACAAGGAGGTTATTAATGCCTGAAGCAATGGAAAGAAGCTTAAGGGCACAGGCAAATAAACATAAAGGCTGGTCTGAAGAGAGAAAAAATAGGTATGTTTATGGAACTATGCTTAAAAGTGGAGCATGGAAACCTTCAAGATGGTCCAAAAAAGCATGGGACAGGTATAGAAAAAAGAAAAAGAAATGAAACTTTGCTTGTTTTTGCGGTGACTACAGGAATAGCATTGAGGATAAGCATACTTATGACGGTTATGATATAAAGACAGATTTCAGACTTATAAGTATAGAATTTTTATCACAATTTGTTGTTAATGTAAAACTTACAAAATTTTAAAAAATAATAGCATAGATTGCTTTTATATAACCACGAGAAATCGTGGTTTTTTATTTAAACCCAGGAGGTAAAAAATGGACGAGTTAGATACTCAATTAGCAAATGAACTTGCTGAGAAATCAGCGCAAAGCCAGGAGCTAACAGAACAAACAAAAACAGCAGAATCAACTGAGCCAAAGACTGAACCAAAAACATACGATGAAGAGTATGTAAAAGGCTTAAGGGCTGAAAATGCAAGAAGAAGAATAGAGTTTCGAAACTTGCAGGAATCAATTCCAAGTATGGTGCAGGAAGAAGTACAGAGGATATTAAATCCACAATATCAAAATCCATATTCAATGCCTTATGGACAAATTCCAGGGCAACAATATGAATATCGTGATCCAAGAGTTGATGAGCTAATTAAAGAGCAGGATGATATAAGATTAGCTAATAAAATCAATGAAATGAAGGCAGACCCTTATCTTGGTGAACTTTTTAATGAAGTTGATGAATATGGTGATACTTTTGCAGTTAAGATTTTTGAGGAAGCAAAAAGAACTGGATATCCAATAGACGAATTTGATGCTTTAGTTTGGAAAATGGAACATGAAAAAATTGTTGGTAGAGCCAAACAAAAAGGAATTGATGAAGCCTATAAGAGCATGAGTACAAAGGCTGCAGGTTCAGCAGAAAAAGGCGTTTCTTCAGGTAAGAGCGTCGAAGAAGGCGAAATTAAAAATGTTGATGATGCAGTTAAAAAAGCAATGAAAGAACACGGAGTTACGAGCTTATCTGAGCTCAGGTAGTAAAGACTAAGTCGTAATAATCCGAAACTTTAGCCAATTAAATATTTTAGGAGGATTATTATGGCACTTACATATTCGGATATAACAGCTACCACGCTGAAACATTATGAAAAAAAGTTAACAGATAATATTTTCAGAGCTTATCCCCTGGTAGAAAGGCTTGTTTACAAAAATCAGGTAAAGTTTCAGTCTGGTGAAAAAATCTTTATTCCGCTGGAATACGGTACAAACTCAACTGTAGCATTTATAGCCAAGAATGGAACTATCTCAACTGATCCGCAGTTAATAATTACAGCAGCAGAGGACAGCTGGAGAATACTTGCAGGAACAGTACTTTTCAACGATCTTGATAATGTACTAAATCGTGGCGAAGCACAGATTGTTGACCTTATGAAGTCTAAGGTTACAAACCTTGAAAAATCAATGAAGAAAAAACTTGCCGAGCAGCTTCATACCGCACAGTCAGGGGACGCAATAAATGGAATACCTGATTTGGTATCTACAAGCTCAACTCTTCATGGAATAGCTGTTGCAGATTTTTCAGGCTGGATTGCAGGATACGCTGACAACACTTCAGAGCCTCTTTCCACAATTGATATGGCCACAGCATATAATACTGTTGGAGACGGAGCAGAGCAAGTAGATTTAATTCTTGCTTCACAGACTCTATACGAGAAATATGAGTCTCTTGTTGCACCACAACTGAGATTTACTGACTCAAGAACTGCTGATGCAAAATTTACAAACTTAAGATACGGAGCAGCTGTATGTGTTCTTGACAAGGACTGCGCATCAGATAGAATGTACTTTTTTGTAACAGATTATCTGTGGTTGTGTTTTGTAACAGATAGACAGTTCCATACATTTCCAGCAGTTCAGGCAGCCAATCAGCTAAATGATGTTGTTAAAGTTGTTTGTTATCTTAACTTAATGACTTCTAACAGGAGAAGATTGGGTATGCTTGACGGAAGGACAGCATAATAACATTTAAAAGGGAATAGGTATTCTTATCTGTTCCCTTGAATTTTTAGGAGGATTTAAAATGACAGAATATGGATTAAAACAGACTTTCGCCACAACGTTGGCTGCAAATGATGCTACCCAGCAGGAAAGTGCTTTAGGACTTATCCGTTTTGATGGCAACAAGACTTACAGATATGTATATGTTGTTGATAAGGCTGTAACTGAAGGAGATTCAGTTTGCCAAGCATCAAGCGCTGATGGCGTAGTTAGTGCTGACAGGTCTGGTGGTAGCCAGGTTGCATTATGCGTCAGAGGTGTAGCAATAGGTGCAATTTCAAGTGGTTACTATGGCTGGATTCAGATAAAGGGAGTATGCACTGTTCAGTGTGATGGCGCAGTTGTAACTGGTGATGGTCTTGTGCCTCATGCCTCAAATGATGGTCATGCTGACACTGTAAATGCAGCCAGCGATGCAGCAAACACTGAATATCAGATATTCGGCTTTGCACTTACACAGGACGCAGGCGCAAGCGATGGCGATACTGCTACAGCATTTATAAACTGTGCTTAAGGAGTTATTTTGATAGATATCTGCGTTGTATGTCACAACGAGATTAACTGGATGCGTATATTTTGTGATTATCTTTTTTCAAATACGAAAAATTTTAAACTCTATGTGTCGGATTCAGGCTCATCTGACAATACTATCGGATATCTATCAAAACTAAAAGAAAAGTATCCTGATATAGTAAACTGGCGACACACTGAAGAAAACAGCGGCTGGACAAAAGGAATTAACTGGGGCATATCTCAGGGACATTCTGAATTTGTTCTAATTGCAAATTGCGATATAGTCTTGCCTTACCAGTGGTTTGAGAAAATGTCTGCTCACTTTACAGATGGTGTTGGAGCAATAGGACCGATATCTGACTTTGCATCAGGACGCCAGAACTTAAACTACAGCTACAAGCAGCAAGAAGATAATGTAGAACTTTTAATAGGCTTCTGCATTCTTACGAAAAGGGAAATTTTGGATAAGGTTGGTGGTTTTGATGAGGACTATATCTATGACCATGATGATTATGATTTCTCTTATCGCATAAGGAAAGCAGGTTATCGTCTTGTTATTGCAAGAGATGTTTTTGTAAAGCATTTCGGTTGTAACAGCAAAAGTGGTTTTTATGCTGAAAATAAACTTGTTGAAAAGGGCAGAGAACTTTTTATCTCAAAACATGGGAATGATGCCTATAACAAAACAGCAATAATAAAGCCGACTGTTGTTATAGCAATTCCTTTTTTCGGCGATGTTGATGTTGAATTTTTAAGCTCTCTTACAAGCCTTGATAAACCTGGTGGCAGGGGTGCAATTGTCTATGCCAAGACAATAAGAACTTTAATAATTCCTGCAAGGAATTTACTTGCCCAGTCTGCGCTTGATTATGATAGCCAGTTTTTGCTTTTTATTGACAGCGATATGGTTTTTGGCAGTGAATCACTAATGCGTCTTCTTACAAGGGCAGCAGATAAAAATGTATCAATAGTCGGTGCTATTTCATACAAAAGAAAAACTCCTTATGAGGCCTGCATAGTAAGAAGGATAGGTAGTAAGTGGAGATACTGTGATTCAAGCGGACCAGTTGGAATGTATGAGGTAGATGGTATTGGAATGGCATTTACTCTTATTAAGACTCAGGTTTTTAAGGACTTAGAAAAGCCTTACTTTTACGCAAACAGGAGCGGACTTAGAGAGGACCTAAATTTTTGCTGGAATGCAAAGAAAGCTGGACATCGTATTTTTGTGGATACTTCAGTTCAGGTAGGTCATCTTGGGGAAAGGATTGTAATAGACCATCAATTAAAATTTTTAAATGAAAAAATAAAACAGGGTACTTTAGTTATTTAGGAGGTTAGAAAATGGCAGCTAATCAGGTTACTACACAGACGGATAATATTTCTATCGGTGATTTAAAGCTTGTTATAGGCACTTACGCAAATGCTTCGGGAAGCACTGGTGGAACTATTTATACGGGACTAAAAGAAATTTTTTACTTTGAAATGAGCAACGAAACCAGCCAGGCGACAGAAATGAATAAAACTGCTATCTCTGGAGGAGTAGTTACAGTTACTGCTACAGATAATGAGGACGGACATTGGCTGGCTATAGGAGCGTAGAGGAGGTTTTAAATGGCTTTTAGCTATGAAACTAAAAAAGTATCGGTAATAGGCAATCTAAGGCTTGTTATAGGTAGTTATACTAATGGAGCAAGCGATACTGGCGGGGCTATAAAAACAGGACTTAACGAGATTAAGTATTTCAATGCAAATACTGAAGTAAGCCAGTCAACCACTGCAAACCTTGTAGCCTTGTCAGGCGGTACAGCAACTATAACTACTGTAGCTAATGAAGATGGTCACTGGATTGCAATAGGTGTATAGGAGGTTTAAATGGCATTTGATTATACAAGGAAAAAAATGTCAGTTATAGGAGATTTGCGACTCGCTGCAGGAACTTATACTAATGGTACTAATGACACTGGGGGAGAAATAGTTACAGGATTGTCTGAAATATTATACTTTAATACCGACTATGAAAACAGCGCATCAACAGCAACCACCCTTGTGTCAATTTCAGGTGGCGCAGCTACTATAACAACAGTTAAAAATGAAGATGGCAGATGGTTAGCCATCGGACTTTAGGAGGCGGTTATGAACGCACAGGGAAAATCTAAGGTTGTTTCTGCATCTACCACAATAACAAGCAAAGCAGCTCGTATTCTTGGAGTAGAGATAAAAGCTGGAACTGATAGTGCTTCTGTAAAACTTCTTGACGGTGGGGCTTCAGGGACACAAAAAACAGCAACACTTCCTGTAGGAACTGGGCTTTATGACCATGTTTATTATCCAGATGGTATCCAGTGTTCTACGGACATTTATGCAACCATAACGGGAACAGCTCCAGAGGTTGCAGTAATATTTGAGGATTAAAAATGGCTTATGATAACTATGGAAATCTTAAAACAGCAGTCCTTGATAAAATTGGAATATCAGACAGTGATGTTTCAGATGTAGTAGCTCAGGCTTTAAATGATGTCTTGCAGGAAATATGCCAGGCTTATAACTTCTCATGGCTCTATGGTGAGTCCTCATTTATTACAACTGCTCCCTACGAGACAGGAACGATTGAGGCTACAGAAGGTACAACTGCAATTACAGGCTCTTCTACTGTTTGGACATCTGGAATGGCTGATAGGAAGTTAAGGTGTGAGGACGCAACCTATGTAATCTCATCAGCTTCAACAACTTCAATCACTTTAAAGACAAACTATGCTGGTGATGGCGGTTCAGGGCTTACCTATAAGATATACCAGGACGAATACAGCATGGATTCAGATGTTGAAGATGTCATATCTTGCAGGCAGGAAAATAACCCACAAAGGATAGATAAAAAGGATTTGGAATATATGGACAGGTATTATCCTCAAAGAGATTCATTTGGTTATCCTTCAATTTATTCACAAATAGGATATGACTCAAATGGATACTTAAAAATTGCAACTTATTCAATACCAAATCAGGCACGCAATATCTACTACAGGTACAAAAAAAGAGTTACGGAAATGTCCGCTTCAACAGATACTCCAATTATTCCACTTCGATATAGATGGGTTCTTGCAAAAGGTGCTTTATATACTGTGGCAAAATATCTCGATATGCCAGATATAGGAGGAGACTTTGAGCGTGAATACAGGCAGGGAATAGCTCAGCTTATTGCAGCAGATAAAAAGATTGATGAAAGAATTATAAAGGGAAGTGTGGAGGATATTGACAGTGGAAATTTTCTTGGCTCAAACTATCCACTTTCCCCACTTTAATACAGGAGGTTTAA